CTAGACATTCCAGTAAACCCAGTTGGAATAATAGGGGTACCAGTAGAGCCAGGCGATAATGTAAAGGGCCTTGAGTACGGACGCTGTACTTAACATGACCATAGAAATGACGTTGAGCAGGGTGACAAACAAAGCGAACACAGCCACGCGTGGGGTTGCGTGACGCCAGGCAAACCTCACGCCATACGCTGAGGAGGCAATCACTCCTGACTCCAGCAATAATCCGAGGGGGAAGGGCAGCCGTACAAACGAGACCAGCAGCGGCAAAACCAACACCCAGCCGGCTACTTGGCACAGGATGATTTTGGGTGTGGCTTTTTTGGTGTCCAGCATTGCCATGTTTCCGAACTCTGGGCCGATGAGCCTACATTATCGTGAGGTGTTGCCGGTCTTCCTGTAAGACTTTGCTTAGGCGTACCTATCGCTCCTGCTGTAATACTTTTCGCGCTGCGAATGCCAGAAACCCCGAGCAGCTTTTTCCTGTGGATGATTCAACAGGTATTCAACGATGCGATTCAACAGATAGCCGAGCAGCAGATGAGTGCTGGAGACTAAATTTTAGGCATAAAAAAACCGGTCACCAAGGACCGGTTTTTTGTGCAGCCTCCGCCAGAAACCCCCGACGCAAGTGCAAATCTGAGTGGAGCGGGTAGAGGACTTGTGATTGATCACGGATTACGTGGCCTGTAGGAGGTTTAATCGTTTCACCATACAAGCGCCCATACAGAACGCCTGGGGCTGCAGCGGATTGCCCAGCCCCGTAGCGATGAAGTGCCGGCGCTTATTCGTCGGCGTTGGCCTGTTGATTTCGGGCGGCTTTCTTGCCCTCGATCCACTTTTCGACCTCGACTGGGTCGAAGCGGCACCGGGCGCCCCGTGCGTCACTGCTCTTGATCGGCGCCGGGAACGTCTTGTCACGAACCCGCAGCTTGTTAAGGCCGGACACGCTTTGCATGCCCAGCATCTTGAGAACTTCTTTGTTGCCCACCAGGGCGGTGTGTTGTTGTTCCATGGGAATGCCTCGCCACGCCGTTGCCGGGTGGATTTATTGAAGGGGGAGGGGTTACAGGTTTTGCGGGTGGAGTACATCCGTACTCTTCAAGATTTCACGCCCAGCATCTTGTCGATTGCGGCGTTGTGGCCGGTGACGTACTCGTAGGTGTGCAGGCCGTCGGTCATAACCAGGGGCTCAGGGGTTCGAACCGTGGCGGTCAGGCGGACTACTTCGTCGAGGCAGGCGTTCCAGCCCCGCGCTAAGCCATAGGTCGGGCTTCTCAGGTCGGAATCGCGGTGCTCAGGCAGCACCAACGCTACCGGCGCGGGCTGCTCGGCGTAGAGCGCACGTACCTGGTATCCGCCTGCAATTGCCTCGCTCACATTGTCGGCTGGCAGATCAAACCATCGGGCATCCTCCAGGTGCGATTTCAGCTGCCACGCCAGCTGCCCAGCCCCAGGGCGAGCCGGTGGCGTGTCATAAAGCCGCTTCACTGTGAACCCAAAGTCCAAAGCGTTCTGAATATCGCGCTCGCCATGTTCCGGATCGTAGTGCAGGAACATACCTTGCAGCGGGCAATCCTTCGGAGTGCGAAACCATCCGAACGGCTTGCGTTCAACAGCAGGCGCATCCAGCAGGGCGCGCATCTCGGCTGGCCTGTCTTTAAATCCAGCTGACTCCAGGCATTCAGCCCAGTATGAAAGTAACTCGCGCGGCACCAGCACGCCGTCAATCGTTTGGTCGGTGGTCATGGCTTCATTTGCTCCGAGTTCCAGTTGTTGATAGCGCTTGTCTTGGCAGCCACCCAATCAACCGCATCAATTGCAGCCTGTGCCGCCACATCGTCGTCAATGTGGTCAATGTGACGATGGTTGTCTCCGTACACCACCGGCCATGGGGCCCGATGATTAGTGCACCTGACGTAGTACACCAGCCTATCGTCAATAAGTTCAGGCTCTCTTCCGCATGCCTTACACCGTTCAAGACTCATAAACACCTCAGCAAATCAGTTGTGCCAGTGCCAGCAGTCACCAGCAGTAGGCGGGGAGTTGGGTTCAGTACGGCACGCACTCTTTGCAGTTCGCCGTCCAGCCCTTGGAGCCGCAGCCAGTGCAGACGTGTTCTTCCTTGGCGGGCTCTGCTGGCTTGAGTGCGGCCCTGGCAATCATCTGGCAGACCTCAACGGATGGCTCTGGCATTTCCCGCTCAGCCTCGATGTAGGCCACGCAGCGAGCGCTAATCTTCTTTAGCGCGGTCTCCAACACATCCGCCCGCTCATCCGCTGCGGTCAGCAGGGCTTGCAGGGCGTCACGCTCGGCGGTTACCCGGTCGAAGTCCGCAACACCCACGAACGAATTGCGCATCGTCGAATTCTGTCTCTACAACGTGCCGGTGATCGGCACGGAAACGCTTTACCTCACTCATGATTCTTCTCCCGTGCGCGCAGCTCGGCCATTTCCGCCTGCCGGGCCTTGCTGCATTTGTCGTGGTTGTCGTGGGCGCGGGATTTTCCGCACCTGTCGCATAGGGTTTGCAGGTCCAGCGGGCGCATCGGCGCGCCGCGTATCTTGGTGGTGCGGCGTAGGGCGGTCATGGCGGTGTGGCCTTGAGCAGTTGCTGCCCGATGATGCGCAAGCGGCTGCGAATCTGGCTTCCATTACTCTTGATGGCTTTTCGCTCGTCCAGCAGCGCCGCCATGGATCGAATCGAGCAATCTTCTATCTCGACGAGTTCGTCGCCGTCCCACTCGCGGCAGGTGTCTACGGCGTGAAGCCAGCCGTGCCAGACAATGCACTCTCCCAGGATCAGGTCGTGCACTTCGCCGGAGTAGTAGCGGTTGCGATACGGGGCGAGGTCGACATAGGCGTCTTGGTCGTCGTGAATTGCCTTGATTGCCCGCTGGTTTTCCCACATGGCCGTTCGGTGTTTCGCGTACGCAATGGCAAGTTCTTCCAGGCGTTCAGCGATGGTTTTCATCACGCCCCCTTCAACATATCAATAACGATCTTGACGCCGCTGGCCCTGCTGGAAGGCTGCGCGGCTGCGTACCGGGTCAGGTCTGCTATGGCCTTGGTCCGCGTCGGCTCGCGCCGGATGGAAGCGCCCAGGGCCTGCACGAAGTCGACGGCGTACCGCTTGCCCTCCAGCTCCATGACTCGGTTGATAGGGCCGGTGATGATCAGTTCGGGAAGCGGCTCGTTGGCCAGGACGGGTGGGAGAAGCTTGGGCTTCGGCTTTGGTGCCTGGCTGGCGAATGCCTGCTCAAGCGTTTTGAATGTGGTTGTGGTCATGGACACCTCAAAGGCGCCCACGCGGGGCGCCAGCAGAATTACGCCACCTTGGCCGGTGGGTTCATGGCGAAGTAGATGCGGGCGCAGGCTTCGGTGTCGGGTCGTGCACGGTGACCACCGACCAGTTCCTCACCGGTGAAGTGCAGTAGGGCCTCGGCAACGGTCGGCTGCTTGAACTGCTTGCCGAAGCCAGCACGGATCATTTTTTCTGTGGGCGGGCACTGAACAATGTTCTTGCTCGACTGGCAGGTGCAGTACTTGGGGCCGTCCTTGAATTCGTCGGCGGTGGCGTCGTCCATGAAGCGTTTCAAACCAATGCGCAAGATGCGGTCATCGAACGAGACGTTGTGAGCAACCCGTAGCCCGGCCTGGGCCATGATGCTCATGAAACCGGCGACCGCTTCAGCCTCGGGGATACCCTGTTCCAGGGCCATTTCAGTGGTGATGCCGTGAATCGCTGCAACATCGTCGGGGATGACCCAGCCATCGGGCTTCACCATCGCTTCGAACGAGTCCACCAGCACACCGTCAGGCGTGTAGAGCAGGGCGCAGATATCGACGATGTGGGGCTGGTCGGGGTGTTCGCTGGGCGCCTTGAACTGAGGCAGGCCGGTGGTTTCGGTATCGAAGAAGCAAATCAAATCGGACATGGCGGTTTTCCTTTGGCAAAACAAAGGCGCCCGTAGGCGCCTGGTGGTGTTGCGGGATGGGTTTAGGTCACGTCGGCCAGGGTGGCGATCACGTAGTACGAATGCTCCAGCGCGGTTTCGCCTTCCTTCTCCAGCTTGATCACGCCGTTGTCGAGCAGGCGCATCAGCAGGGTTGCGGCCTTGTCACTGTCGATGGCCAGACGGCTCTGGATCCATGACGCTTCAAAGTGCCCCTTTGGCGCCTTGAGGACGATCAACTGGGCGGCGTCTTCGTAGGTGTAATCGCCGAACTCTTTGTCCAGCTCGGCATCAGGGCGCGCTACACCACCTGTACGCTCGGCCAGTTCGTCAGCGCTGCCCAGCGGGTGGTCGTCGCCCGGTTCATCTGGTCCGCTGCCACCTGCGAACAGGCTTCCAGTCAGGTCGCTGACGTGCAGTGGCAGGTCTTTTTGATCGCGGTCAGGCTTGATGCCGTCCAAGCCCTCTGCATAGTCGTTCGGCGCCAGCACCAGTAGGCACAGCCGGCCAGCAACGTCGATCAGGCCATGCCGGTTCGGGTCTTGGGCATCAATGGCGGCGGTGACCGTGATCGCCTTCGCCTTGAACTTCGCATCAACGATGGTCACCGGGATGGTGTCAACGTTGCGGGAGCTGATGATGCTGATCGCGTTGTACACGCTCTTGGTGGCCGATTCCGTCACCCGGTCGATGACTTCCTGTTGCTGGCCTTCGTTCAGGCTGTGAAACGGCGCACGGACATTGCGGAATTCAAACAGCGCCGCCTGCACCAGGTCATGCACCAGCAGTTCATGCGCAATCATGGACGGCTCATATCCGCCCAGCTTTGCGCGCTCGATGATTGCGTTGTGTTCAGCTTTCATGGGTATCCCTCAGTGCTTGGCGATTCGCTCAAGGTGTTGTTGTTGAAGCGGGGTCAGGTTGGTGTGTGCGGCGTAACGCTTGAAGCTGGCGCGCATGTTCTCGACGAAATCCAACTCCCAGGCCCCGCTGGCGTGCAGCTCAGCGGAGGTCAGGATGGAAGCGAACTCCTCGACACTGTCGTAGATGTCGAGGATTGATTGGGCTGTCACGCGGCTACCCGGACGAGGCGAACCCCAGGGGCGTTGAAGCTGGTGCCCTGCTCAGCAACCAGAGCATCGAGCACTTCCCACTTGACGGTCAGCACGGTGACGGGCACTTGGCCGGCGGCGACGGCCTGCACCAGGGCTTCCAGGTCGAACACCTCGGCCTGCATTGCCTGGGCAGGTTCTGAGGCGGCAGGCTTGGCGGCTTGCTGCGCCGGCTTCGATTGCTGCACCGGCGCCCGCTCAGTGGGGGCAGGCTCAGCAACCGGCTCGACAGCTGGCTCTGGCTTGATCGCTGCAAGGCGCTCGGCTTCCTGCTCGTTGGCGATGCGCTGCAGTTCCTCTTTGCGGATCTTCTCGCGCTGGGCTTCGGCCTTTTCGTCCTCCACCCGTTTGTGTTCGGCGATTCGGAATTTGATCAGCGTCACCAAGTCTTCATTGGATTTGCTCACCAGCTGCTGCACGTCGCTGAACAAGAACACATGGTCAACTGCCAGCTCTGCCAGGCTGCTGAGGTTCAGGCGGATTGCATCAGCTGCTTTGCTGGCTTCGATCTTGGCGCGAGCTAACTCGGTGTCGACGGCGTCCTGCAAGCTGGCGATGGTGCGTTTGTTCTTGATGGCCCCGGCGAAGTCCGAAGGGATATTCGGCAACGTCACCTTACCCAGGGTCTTGTTGATCCCGGCGATGTGTTCTGCCAGGGCCTGCTCGCCCTTCTGCTTGATACCGCTTTTCACCAGCAGTTCTTGCGCAGCGACCAGCTTTTCGACCTTTAGGCGCGTTTCACGGGCGTGAGCGCTGACGCGATCCAGCGACGAGAACAGATCGGCGATGGTTGCAGTCTGCGACAGAGCCTGCTTTTTCGCCTCCTTCACCGCTGACTCAACGTCGCCGCACCACTTGACCGCCTTTTTGGCGTCGGCGAAGTCCTGGTCAGTCGTGAGCGTGGTTTTAACCGAGTCGATGACCGCCAGGGCCGACGACTCAAACACATGCAGGTTGCTGGCGGTAACCATGCCGGTCAGCTCAATGCGCAGCGCTGGCAGCTCGTCAGGGGCCTTGCCGACCACGATAGACGGTGCTTCCGCCGTAACCTCGTAGGCGCCAAGGTCCGTTTCGAACTGGGCCCAGCCTTCAATCAGCTGCTGGGCACGGCCTGGTACGGGTAAATACTCCATGCGAACGAAGTTTTCTTCCGTTCCATCAGAGCAAGCGAAGATGACGCGCTTAGCCTTGGACACGAACAGCTGCTGCTCAAGCTGCCAGTAATAGTGCGGGTCTAGGCTCTTGGCGCGAACCTGGGCTACAAGCGCGTCATTCCAGAGCTTGTGCTCATACAAGGTGTCGCCAAGCATGGTCATGCCGTCCATCGAGGCCAGCAGGTTGCCTTCGGTACCAACGACCGGGTAAAGCTCTTCGCCGATCATCGCTTCAACAAATGGACGATTCAGCGCCTCAGTGGCATGGCCCCGGTCGAAGTTGCGCTGCTGCTGGGGTGTTACCTCCGGAACGATGCCGGTTTTCTTGAGGGTGAGCAGCTCGGTGCGGGACTGGTACTTTGAAGCCCCCATCATGGCCGGGGCTTCGGATGCGGTGAAGTGCTGGGCACGCAGTGCGTGCCATTCAGGTGTGCCCTGGGCAACGTTGTGGATGATCATGCTTGCTCTCCTTCGATGTCAGCCAGGGCCTTGATCTTGTCGATCTGCTCGGCATTGAGGGTGAATTTGCTGCTTACCATTGCGATCAGGCGGTCAGGAACAGAGCGACCGTCTTGAACGGCCTTTCGCCACTCCGGAAGGTTCTCTGTCAGCTTTTCATCTGGATAAGCAGGAAGTGCCTCGGGCGCTTCAATCTTCTGCGTGACCGTCTGAGCATTGCCGCGAATCGGCTCGGTAGGCATGTCTTGCAATTCTTCGGCAACGGGCATGCCGCGAAGCACGTCGGCGAACATGTCGCGCAGTGCGAACCCACGTGCACGCATCTGGCGCATGCGCTTCGGGTATTGGGACCAGGGGCCTTGCTTCCCGACAAGGCCCGCCGTCTTGGCATCGGCCATGCTGAACGTGGCGATGTGTTCGTCTTCACCGCGGCGCTTTACCCGGCAGGTCGCCGTCTCGCCGTCGTCGGTCTCTTTCACGTACTCGCAAAGTGGCGAAGCGCGCACCAGCGCAATCACTGCATCACCCCACAGCGATGGGCGCCCGTTGATTACAGCGATGTTCTGCATCGCCTGCATGGGTTGCAGGCCCAGCTCCATGCCCCACTGGATGGCGACCAGGATGTTGCCGGGGTTGTTGGCGAAGTCTTTCGGCACGATGGTGGATTTAGACAGGAAGCCAGCGAACTCCATGGCCTCTGTCAGCGATGCAGGCATAAGGCCCAGGTTCGGTTTAACGATTAATTCGGACACAAGAGTTTCCTTGCCGCGACATGCGCAGCACTGATGGTTTAACGGGAGTGGTTTAGGCGGAAGCGATCAGCCGTTGCTGGCGCTTCTCTAACTGGATGGCGTTCAGCGGCAGATCGACGTAGAACACTTCGATGCAGTATTTCGGTGTTTTCTTGAACAGGACCGGCGCCGAAGCACGGTCACGGGTCATCAGGCTTCGCATCATTTCGGGATCAGCAAAGCCCAGGTGCTTGCCGGCGAACTCGACTTTCTCGCGCTGGGCGGTGGCTTCCAGGTAGGCAAGCACCTCTTTGACGTCCTGAACCGACAGCTCGACCTTGTCTAGCCCTCGATCAATGGCCCGGTGCAGCTCTGGCAGCAGCCAGCGCGCCGTCTCCATTGCCGAAGCCTTGCGGGCTTCGAAGTCTTTGGCGTGGCGGCTCATTAGTCACCCCCGTGCGGCCAGCATGGCGTCGGCGACCCGATATGCATGCTCAACAACGCCAGTGACACACCAACGCTGCCACTGCGCGACAGTCAATGACTTATCTGCGCGGTCTCCGTAACGCTGATCATCCGGAACTGCAAGCATTCCCTGCATGGCCTTTGCCGCGAAGTAGTCGCGCAGGCTCATGCCCTGCATGGCCTGGGCCTTGGTCTGGATGTAGATCTTGTCCTTTTCGTCGGTGCTTGCGTTTTCGGGGAGCTGGAGCATTGCCGCCATGGCGATCGTATGTGCCGTGCCGTTTTCTGAGCTAGGAAAGGCAGGCCCTCCGTGATCACGAACAAGCGTTGGCGCCTGCTTTTCTGTGAGCTGTTCAACCGGCAGCTCAATCAATTTATAGCCAGGATCGACGCCGGCATCGAGGCATTCCCACTGGCGGTCCGTCAAACCATCCTCTGCCATGTCAATGAACATCCAGTCGCCAGCGTCGTTTTTCTTGTACCAGGAGCCGTGGTCGTCTTCTTTACCGGCGTGCGTGGCCCCCTCGGGCCGAAAGGCAAGGTTAATATCCATAATGGGTTACCTATTGAGTTATGAGCCCGCCGATAGCGGGGCCCAAGAGAACGAGGGTGAGGAAGGTCAGGCCAACGATGGCCGAGGTCAGGCGGATGGCTTGGCGGGTGGTCACGGCTCCACCTGCTTGCGGTAACCGAGGTCATAAATTCCGTACAGCACACCAAGGCACTTGGGGCCGCTCAGGCTCTTGAGTTCTTCGGCCATCGCTTCCACTGCGGCTTTGCGAGTTTCCATCTCGATCTGCTCGGGCGTGCGCACCGGTCTGAACTCGTCCACCCAGGCCGGGCTGGTGGTTTCAAGGCAGAACACCAGCACCTCGCCTTCGCTGCCCGGTAGCGGCCCATGAACCACCTTGGCGCGGTGCCAGGCGTAACCGTCATGCATGTTGCGGCGCATCATGGCTTCAATCTCGATCCCAACAGGCGGCAGGCCCTCGCCGGTCCAGGCCCTGGCTGTGACAGACGATCCATCAGGTGCATGGCAAAAGCACCATCCAATCAGCGGCTGCCCAAGCATTCGTCCGTACGCTTGCCAGGCAAGCCACATATCGTTTTCATCTTGCTTAAACCAGGCGTTTCGCGCCGAGCAGTGATGCGTTGCACCTTCCGGCGCCTTGCTCCAATCAATGTTCATGACACCCTCGCAATCAACATGCCGCGCCGCGTTTCGAGTTTCAGCGGACGGGGCAAATCAGTGACCAAAAAAAAGCCCTGACGGCGCAGGACTTCAACAAGTTGGGCGGATGTTCGGCAAATAATCGTCACGGTGCGCACCTCCGAATGTCTGCCGCGAATGCTTCGGCCTGTCTGGCGTAGATGCGGTCGCGGCGTTCAACGTAATGCCGGTGTTCATCCATATCGATGGCACCCAGCGAGTAAGCCAGCTCCACGGCCATGCTCGCCTCGGCGTGCACTGCCGCCGATGTATCACCGGCCTGCAGAAGGGCAAACCGTGAATCAATCGTGTCCACGGCGATCTGATGTAGGCGGCTGTTCATGCTGCACACCGTTCCCGGCGCATGCGGGCGTCAATCTCATGCCACAGCGCCAACGTGATTTGCGGGCCGTACTGATGGGCCAGCACTGGCAGTTGATAATCCGGCACATCCATCCGTACGCCGTCTTCGTCGTAGCAGATGCCCGACACCAGCTTGAATTCCAGCTCCCGCTCGCCCTGGGCGTCCCAGTCGCTGTTCCAGCTTCCCGGGCAGGGCGGTTCATTTACGCAATGGGTTACCTCCACCTGGAGGACAAACCCCTCAACAACTATTTCGTGTTCCATGGTGCCTCCGGTGGAGTCATCGGTTTCAGTGGCTGCGGATGATTTCGGCGCGGGACCGGTGGGCGTTCTCGCCAACGTAGGTGGCCACGGCCTTGATGGCTGTTACTGCGACCTGGCTGCCGTGCGTTGCCGACAGCGCCATGCCCGCCATGCTGATGAGCTTGACCGTGACGTTGTGCACATCGTCCAGATCGCGCGGTTTGCAGGCGTTGATATAGGCCTCAACCAGCTTTTTGCACATTTGCTCTGCTGTTTCTTGGGTAACCATTGGGTTTGCTCCGGTTGTTTTCCCAATGCACCCGTCTCCAGGTGCATCAGTGAAAATTTCCGTTGTCTTGCACGCCGACGTACCGAGGTCTATACGGCGCATCAGGGTGGGAGTCGCCCACGCCCGATACGTCAAAGCCTTTCCCGGTCGACGCTTTGTTGCGGCAGGTTGTTAAAGAGCGGGGTAAATTTGCGTATTGCGCATTTACGGTTTGCATAATGCGCAAATAGACAATTTGCGTCAAGCGCAAAATAAAGAGGGCTGTGAAAAAAAAATCGCGATCGGCGCGCGGAGGATTCAGATAGGAATTGCGGACACAAAAAAGCCCGCTCGGTGGCGGGCTTCGTTTGGAGGAGTTGGTTTAAATAAGGGGGGCGACCCAGGCAGCGATAGCACCAAGCAAAAACACAGTCCCCAATATTGGCTGCATTGAGTACAAAAGCTCTCTACCCATGCTTCTAGCAGTCACGGCGTTGAGCGTGCCAACGAACAGCGATACCACGATGAAAATTAGAATCGTCCACCAGCCAAATATTGAGCCCAGCTTCCAGAGGATCGCTACTCCAGCAGGAATAATGAGCCAGCTCAAAAAAGCTGAATACGGGCCTATGGTCATGTGCTTACTAGTCTGACTAAAGGATATGAGCGCCCCAAGCGCCAGAAAACACAACATTACGGATATGTTTTGATGATGCATTCAGCATTGCTCCCTGCGGCTAAAGCCCTGTCATTTTGGTGTCGATCACGCGGCCAATCACTTTACAGTCACCATCGATCTGGATAGTGCGATAGCTAGGATTCAGTGGCCGCAGGTAGCGCAGGCCTGCGTCTTCAATGTACTGCTTGAACGTGCTTTCGCCGTTCTCCAGCTTCACCACGTAATACTTGCCACTGATCAAATCCGCCTCGGGCATCACCAGGATGCGCGACCCTTCTGGAAAGCTGGGGTTACCGGCGCAAGTCATCGAGTCCCCGCGCACGTCCAGCCAAAAGCCATTTTCTCCAGCATTCTCAGTGGAGGCGAGCCAGGTATCAGCATCACCAGGGTGGAACGTGTCGCACGACTCTGCCCATTCGCCAGCAATAACCCAGCTGATCAAAGGATATTCCTTAGAGCCCCGGCTTGGTTGCAGGGCCATCTGCACGTTCGACATACCAGCGTCTTGAATCTTCGCCAGCTCTATACCCAGCACTTTCATGATTCGCCCCAGCAATTCCTTGCTGGCGAACTGCTTGCCCCGCTCCAGTCGTGAAAGATTCCCGGAGTCAGTCTCGACCCGGTGCGAAAGTTCGTCGAGCGTCCAGCCTTTAGCTTTCCGCGCGTCTCTGATTACTTTTCCAATATCCATTAGGTAATTCTCGTTATGCATTGCGCGGCTCGCAAAGCGCGTTGCGCAAATTTGGCTTGCACTTAATTTGCGCAATGCGCAAAATCAATTCGTCTTTCATTCGAGGCGTACCGCCATGACTCCCTTAAAACGTGCACGAACCGCCAGGAAATGGACGCTCGCCGATGTTTCGGCACGTCTCTCCCAGCTCGGCGACACCATCGATTCCGGCAACCTGTCCCGCGTTGAGCGCGGTGTTCAGCGTGCCTCCACCACTCTGGCCGAGAAGCTGAGCCAGGTATTCGATGGGGAGATAACCGAAATCCACATCCTCTACCCGGAGCGCTTCACAGGCGCTTCTGAGGCGGCGTAGCCATGTCGACGAGCCCATTAAGCCAAGAGCAGACCGTAAGGGCCCGCAAGAACTACTCCGTTCTCATGCAGCACCTTGCATCGGTCGGCAACGCACCCGTGGCGCTTGCAGTCGGTTGCGACGAAGCCACCATCAGCCGCATGAAGCCGGAGAAGTTTGAGCAGTTCTGCCAGATCCTGGCCGTTCTC